CGATCTTGGCGAGCGTCGTGCCGACCGGCGCGTTGGCGTTGCCGTCGGCGATGTCCTCCATGCTGGTGCGGATGACGCCCTTGCCCGCATCGACCAAGAAGCCCAGCAGCGAGAACAGCACCGGCGACGGCTGGTTGTAGGGCAGCGGCATGATCAGCTTGCGGATGTCGTCCGCCGCCATGCCGCCCTCGATCTCCATCACCTGCGTCGGCTGGATCTCGAGGCTCTGCCCGCCCTTGCTGCCGCCCTTGAGCTTGAGCATGGTCTGGCTGTTGCTGATGTGCGCGCTGTCGAGCAGGGCGCGCAGTGCGCCCGTCGCGGCGGCCGCCAGACCGCCGACCATGTGCGGCAGGCCGATCGGGTACGCGCCGCGCCACGGCACGAAGGGGAACTCGACGAACCACTGCAGCTCTTCCTGCGCCTCGTCCAGCTCGTCCCAGTTGCGGTAGATGCTGAGCACCTTGCCGCTCGGCTTGTCGATGCTGATGATGTACGGCAGCGCCTCGTCGCCCTCAATCGCGGCGATGGTGTACACCTCGTAGACGGTGCGGAGGCCGTCCTCGTTGTAGCTGGTCTCCTCGCGGCCCTCGATCTTGTTGTTCGCCTTCTCGGCGACGCTGTAGTCGGGCTCCATACTGACCGGGCCGAGATCCACGTCGCGGTACATGCCGCTCTTGACGCGGCGCTGGTAGTCCACGGCCGTAAGATATTGCACGTGCGTCTTGCGCTGCGCCGTGTAGAAGTTGGTTGCAGCAAACGGCAGGTACAGGTCGTCGATCGCGACGAACAGGAACTCAGGCCGGTTGCGGTCTTCCTTCCACGTCACCTTCATGTACTGCGCGCCGCCCAGCGGCACCTGCGTCAGGAGCTGCTCCAGCTCGGCGCGGAACTCGCTGGACTGGACGGTGAGCTGCCAGTTCATGAAGGTGGTCTTGCGCTTGGCCTTCTTGACCTTGTCGGCCGTCACCTCGCCGGGGATCATGTCCTTGACCGGCCCCTGCGGCGGGAACAGCTCCTTGATGGCGCGGGCGGCGAAGTCCACGCACGCCTCGGTCAGCATCGGGTGGACGACCTTGGTCGCGCCGTTGAACTGCGCGCCGCCGGGCGCGTCGTCGCCCAGACCGGTGCGGCGCAGGCCCTCCTCGTACTGCTCGTCGCGCTTCTTGCGCGCTTCCTTGTCTTTGCCGATCAGGTCGAGGTACGACTGCGCCAGCGTCTGCAGCTCGCTCTCGGGCATCTCCTCGGCGAGGTTGGCGAGGAAGTCATCGGAGCGGGGCTCCATGTCGTCATCGTCATCCAGCCGGACGATGGCACCGCCGTCGGGCGTGTCGATCACGTCCTCGTCGTCGGCCTCGCCCAGATCGACCACTTCGGTCTCGGGCAGATCGTCATCGTCTTCCATGCCCGCTCCTTAGACAGCGTACGGATTGCTAACCGGCTTGGGCGGAGGCCCAACAGGTTCATCTTTTTTGGCTTGTACAGCATCCAGTAGGCGTTTGTCCATCATCAGCCTGAGCGCCTGCGAAGTACTGTCCACGTAGTCGTCGTGCTTGATGCTGCCCGGCCCGGTGTACGAGCACAGTTGGTGCAGCAGCGGATCGACCCAGTTGCGCGGCCGGCCGGGGTGTTTGCTGCTCTCGGGCAGCCAGACCATCTTGCGTGCGAAGATCGGCGAGACGATGTGCAGGCGGGTGAGCTTGTCGGCGCGGCCGGGGTTGTAGGCGTAGGCCTCGATGCCCTCACGCTCCAGCATCTGGCGCAGGCTGATGCCTGAGCCCTTGTCTTCGATCAGCAAGATGTCCGGCTTGCGGCCGGACGTGGTGGGCTTTCCGCTGCCGAACAGCGGCTTGATCAGCGCCGTGTCGTCATCGTCCCCGTATGAAACGTTCAGCTCCCGACGAACCTTGCGGATAAGATCCGGGAGCCCCAAGTGCTCCTCCCAGCAGTCCAACAACATCACGTTGTTGCGCTTCTCGTGGAAGAACACGCCCCAGACGCTGCACGCCGTCGGGTCTGGGTCGCCGCTCCGTTTGTCCATGGTCTTCTCGGTGAAGGCCGTGTCGAGCGACATGACGACGAGGTCGAAGCGGGGCAGCGGCTTGTCGTGCGGCCACAGGCGGAACTGCGATCGCTTAACAATTCCGGCCTCCTCAGGATCCACCAATTCTCCCAACGCCTCTTGACGATAGATGACTGTGCCTTCCATCGCCATGATCTGGTCACGGAAGGTTGGCGCGAGGTTGGCCATGTTCGCCATACTGGTGGCGCGGGTGACAGTCACATCCTTGCCGTCTCTGGCGACCAACTGCCGGATCAATTGCTTGGGCTTAGGCGTTGTGGTCGCGACTATGCGCGGGTTCTTGCCGAGGCGCAGGGCGAACATGATCATCTGCCAAGCGTCCTCGTCATACGTCCACGCCGCCAGCTCGTCGGCCCACACGCGGTGCCACTGGCCGCCGCGAAAGCGCTCAGGCTCTGACGCGGGAATGCCCTTGATCAGCGAACCGTTGACCAGCACAATCTCGGACAGCGAGCGGTTGTGATCCTTGATCAACTGGTGCGGTATGCAGTTCAGCAAGCCGCTCTCGCCCTCGAAGCAGGTGTCGCGGATGTCGCCCAGCGTCGGGGCCGTGACCAGCGTTCGCGACCCCGGATCGCGCCAGCCTTCCCACCAAGCCCACTCCGCCGCGCATTTGGTCTTGCCAGCGCCACGGCCGGCAAGCAGCAGCCACGTGCGCCAGTTCCCCTCCGGCTCGATCTGGTGCGCGTGCGCCTGCGCCAGCCACGCCATATGTTTGTCGTAGGCCAATCGTTCGACGGCGGGCAACTGCGCCCGGCGCTGGCGGGCAGCGGCGAACGTCGCTTCGATCTCGTGGCTCTCAGCCAGCAAGGCAGGCCCCATCACTCATCGGGCTGTTTTGCTCGTGCTGCCCGCTTCGCGATCTCCATCGCCTGATCGAGGGGGTCAATGCTGCCCTCGATCCGCATGACCAACGGGTTCTCGTCATCGCCCGCCGACGCCTTCTCGCGCCAGCGTCCGCGCGTCTTCAGGTAGAAGATCATGGATGTCACATCGCCCGACATGGCCTTCGCGTACAGGTTGCTGGCGATGTTCGCCACGCCGCGAGCGGACGCCTCGTCGAGTTCGTCCCGATAGTATTTGGCGAGGGTGTCGATGCAGATGCCAAGCTCTGCGGCGATCACTTCCTGTGTCGTGCCGACAGCGGCCCACGTCCGCACCTTGGCGCGAAGCTCGTCCGTCGCCTCGTATGGCGGCCGACCCATTTTTTTACTACCGACAATGTCATTGGCCATCTGCATGCTCCGCTTCGTGGCAGGACTACCAGCCACCCACAGATAACACCCAGCCGGCCGAACGACAAGGGGCGGCACTGTGGCCGCCCCGATCGGCTCAGCGGCCGATGTTGGTGATGCCGCCGCGAGGGCCGACCTGAACGTGGGCGGTGTCGCGGCAGAAGATGGACGCCAGCGTTTTTTCGTCGTTTGGCAGGCCAGCTTCGACGTACAGCGTGACATAGCTGTTGCCGTTGTAGCGGCTGATCTTGAGCGTCTTGATCTCTTTGCGATTGCCGGCGGTCTTGGCGATGATGCGCTCGGCAGCTTCGCGTTGAGCAGGAGTGAGATCCGCGAGCGTCACGATCTTGGTGGCGGCGGCGAATTCGGCGAGGAGGGCGTCGAGGTCGGTCATTGGGTGTCTCCGTTTGCTGATAATTGCTTCTCTCACATGCAACGCACCGTTGCAAGCGATATTTTACGAGGTGCAGCACGAGGCGCTGCAGCATCTGCAGCACGACGCATCATGCTGCATCTTCAGCTTCCGGCACAGCATGGAAATCTGCAGCGCAGCACAGCATCTGCTCGGTGCAGCATTTGCAGCAGTGGGGGCCACCCCTAAGGGGGTGTCTCCCCTTGCTGCTGCATAAATGCTGCATTACCCGACCTGCACCATTTGCAGCACGACGCAGCATGCTGCTAATGCTGCATGCTGCAGAGGGATGTAAAAAAGTGCAAATGCTGCAAATTAGGCTATTGCAACCTCACGTTGGTTATGAGAGAAGAGGTCATCAGCAACGACCAACCGGAGACACCCAATGACCAAACTGATCGCCGACATCGAAAGCCACATCGCCGAAGTCACCTGCGGCCGCGAGTGCATCTTCGACGCGGACTTCGTCGCGGTGGCTGTCGCCGCTGGCGCGGTCGACGTGCACTGGGACGAAGACGAGAGCGCGTGGCTGCTGCGCTCGCGTAACGGCACGCCCGTCGCCGCCATCTACACCGACGGTGCTTACATCAACGGCAACCACATCGAAGCCTAATCAGCAACCAAGGAGACACCCAGTGACCGCCTACCGCAACATCGACGCCGACAAGGCCCACCGCAGCTTCAAGCGCCTCAAGGGCCGGCAGGTGCGTATCCTGCAGCGCCACCTGCTCGCGGCCGTTGACCGCGTCATGACCGCCCGCGCCTTCTTCGATCACTCCGGCGACAAGACCCTGCTGCTCCGCAGCCTGTCCGAGGTCTACGCCCTCAACGCTGTGAAGCGTGAGCTGCAGGCGGAGGGCTACTGACATGATCCGCCCCACGCTCAACATCAACGGCAGCAGCCTGACCGACCTCACCCACCCGCGCATCGCCGCCTACGACGCCCTGCAGGCCGCCATCAAGGCGCTGCAGCAGGTGACGCCCAACGGCCGGGACTACCCCGGCGACAACGACCAGTGCGTGGCCGATCGGGACGCGCACTACACCCGCCTCAAGGCGATCCACACCATCGCGGCCGAGCTTGTCGCCGAGGCCGTCAACATCAAGGAGCAGATCAAATGAAGCACACACCCGGCCCATGGTTCGCCGTCTGCCGCATGGTAGAGGTGGACGACGACGACCACGCTGACATCTGCAGCACCAACCCTGACCTGTTCGAGCAGGGGCACCGTGCGCCCCCGATCGAGGAGCAGCAGGCCAACGCCCGCCTGATCGCCGCCGCCCCCGACATGCTCGCCATGCTGCAGGAGGTCGCCGACTACCTCGACTGCTACGCCGACGTGATCGACGGCGACGACGGCCAGCCCGAGGCGAACGAGGCCATGTGGCTGCTGACGGCCGTGACCGATCTCATCGCCTCTGCAACAGGAGAACACCAATGACTGACCGCACACTGATCGGCTTAACCTGCCTCCTCCTCACCTGCGTCGGCCTGCTGCTGTGGGCATCCGCATGGGAGGAGAAGGCCCACCAGCGCGCCGAGGCATACTGTCAGGAGCGCCAGATGCTGCTGGTGGACACGCCCGCAGGCGAGCGCTGCGCGCACGTCTGGGCACTGGAGCCAGCAAGCCGGTGACGGGCGACAACTGGTTGGCTATAGCCATCCTCGCCCTCATGGCCACGGCCGTCTGGATCATCGTCCGGCGGCCGCCCACCACCCCGCAAGATCTCGAGGACATCGACTGGTAAAGGAGCACTGAGCTATGACATACGTTAATCCCGATCCCAAGACGACTAAGGGCGACATCGATTTCCACTTTGATCTCGATAGTGTTGAGACGCTCATCAACAAAGCCGTCTCGCGGTGGCTGCGTAAGCAGCGCCTCGAAATCTATCTC